TTGTGCATACACCTAAAAACACTCCAGTAGATGTGTATATTTCTCTATTTTTTACAAGAGCATCAGTTGCGGTAGTACCGTCAACAGTCAATACTGCATCTCCGTCAGTAGCAGCTAATGTACCTTCGTTACTAACAATTCCTGTACTTGTTAAATTAAATGTATCAACAATTGAACTTAATAAAGGAGCAGGATTACTTGTTGAATACATATATGATAATTCATACCATTGGTTATCTTCTAATGTTAAATCTTGATATAAATAACAATTTGGTATGCCACCAACATTGTTCTGGTCTAATGCAAATGCACTTCCAGGATTCATATTTAATGTGTTTCCTTCGCTTCCATATGCATTACTTCCAGTTTCAAAAGAATATGTTATTGTTTTATTTGCATCATGAGTAAATCCATCATAAGCCATCCAATCTGTCGGAGGGTCAAAATCAGTTGCTACTCCATGTCCTCCGTCACCTCCATTTGCTGTACCATCTTCAAAGTCCCCATTTTTAACATGTTCATTTGTTAAATTGTCAGCATAATTATATGTTGAATCAGAACCAGGAAGAAATGTTGTACCGCTTGGTGATTGAAATAAATATAACCCTGTATTTGTTCCATCTGTAACACTATCAGAATATATTTGTACAAAAGGAACTCTTTCTCCTCTTTGATTTGCAGAATTATCAGCATCAGATATATATCCATAATATTGATATTTTGCTTTACAATAAAAAGATAAATTATAAGTAATTCCTGATTTTAATGTATTATTTCCTAATGTTGTATTATCTGTTCCTAATGCATCTCCTGCTGCCCAGGAAACAGATGATTTTGGATTATAAGTTACAAAACCTAAATCTAATGAAGCTCCATCTGATATAGTTCCTGATTTACTTCTTAAAAAATAAGAATTATCATAATCTGTATCATGTGAATTAATGTCATCATATGGAAAATCTGCTCCTCCTTTATCAATATAATCAAGCTCATTTGCATTACCAAATTTTGTATTATCTCCAGCAATTTTAAAAATTTTATATTTTGAAGAACTATCTACAGAACCACTAAAAGCATCAGTAATAGTTGCCTGTTTGCTGCTCCCAACATAATCAGTAATTCTCCTAGATTCACCTATACCATTTCCTTCAACAATAACAACAGTCATATTATTATAAAAATCATTAGTTGCGTGATTTGTTGTTGATTGAAATGATGGAGTTGCAGCTAAAGTTAAAGTAGTACCTGTATATGCTTGAACAGTTCCTTCTTCAAAACCACTTTCAAATTCAGCATCTAAAATAGATGGTGTTGCATCAACAGATGTTGCAAACAAGCCATAACCAACTTGAAAGTTAGTATTGGAGTGAGGCAAGTTATATAGATATAATCCTAACTCACCTCCAACACCAATAGTATTATTTTCATTTACTCTAGCATTAAGAGAAAATGAAATTTCATTATCTTGAATTTTTCTTTTATCTGTAGTTTGATTTAGACCTCCAGAAAAATTATTAATAAGGAAAGTTTTTTTAGACACTACTTGCCTTTTATTTTGTCAACGATAGGTTTTAATACCATATCCCAAACTAAATCATCTTTTTTAGACGGACTTAATTTGATTACTTTTTCTACTACATATAGGGCTAATAAAACATATTCCCAATTAGCTGTAATAAATGACATCATTATTTTTCTCCTTTTTTTGTTTTTCTTTTAGCTTTACAACCACATCCTGTACATACAAAATCAGCTTTAGGGTGTGAGTTTTTTTCTAAGGCTTTAATTCTTTTTTCATGATTACTAGCAATCTCTTTATCAGAAGCTTTTTTAATAGCTTTCATCACTTGCTTAATAATCATATTTATTATAAATTTTTGTCCTATCATTTAAAAATCCCAATCTTCATCGTCATCTACATATATTTCGAATAATTCAAATTTATTCAACCACCATAATCCTCCAAAAAAGACTATTACAAAACCTAATATGAAATAGCCTAAACCAACCATTACTAGCCCTTAATCTTAGCGTAAAACGTCATTAAAGCTAATACTATAGCAAAGCTTAATGATATAAATGTTAATATAGGGTTTAAAACGTCTACAATGCCTATTACTGTTGATAAAAAGCTTGTGCTTATACCTATCTCAGGGTAAGTACTTAAAACCCTTAATGTGTCCTTCATTTTTTCTCCTTGCAATTATCCCATTTTTTTAAGTCAAGCATTGGTAATGGCTTTTCTATTGTATGGTCTTTTAATTTAATGTTTTGTATTGACAACTTATTTCCGCCTTTAATATATGGCTTTCCATTTGAATCACATCCAACATCATAAACAAATACTGTGGTTTTCCATAATGATATTCTTGTTATACGTGCAGGTCTGCCATTTAAAATTATTGTATCGTCCACATTCAAATCGTTTCCAGCCATAGTTTTTAAACCTTCTATTGCAGACTCGATGGTGCTTTTTCCCAATAGAAAGATAAATGCTCCTATTATCATCCATCCATATTCCCCTATCAGATGTTCTATTGTTTCTTTTTCCATTATTCTCCATTATTTATTACCATCAAGATACTGACCCCATAAAGAAGTCTTTCCATCAATTATTTCTAAAACATGAACTATGTGGTCTCCATTTTTAAAAAAATCTACTATAGCCAGTGCGTGATTCCAGTTAGTTAAATTACCTCTTAACCAATCTTCATCTTTTTTAATGTCTTTTAAACATCCCATGCTGTAGCCACTCATTGTTCCTTTGACTCCAGTGTCAGTATATCTTTGCAGGTCATGTGTATGTCCATACATAATATTGTCTTTGTAAGAGCTAAGATGTGCTTTTGCATGATGCATTCCAGTTTTATGTCCGTGTGTAAAATTTAATTTTCCTATTCTTAAAAGTTTTCTTCTATGGTAAGGATGATATTTATATCCACGTTCTTTTATTCTTAATGCATTTTGAGTTTCATAATGGCTAAGATAAGGGTATCTTACTACAAAATTGTCCAACCATACTTCATGATTGCCTTGAACAAAATGTCGAATTTTACATTCAACTTTATCTAAAGATTTATCAATTATGTCCATTCCCTTATTTACATCTTTAACATCTTTATCTAACAAAGGAATTAAGTCTTCCATTGTTTTTTTATTTCTACCTTTCCAGTAATGATTACTGAAATGTTCCCATTCGCCTGTGTCACCTAAATCTACATATATTGTAGGTTTAACTATTTCAATAACTTGACACACTATATTTATTGCTTTTTTGCAATGAAAAGGAAAATGTTTGTCAGGAGTAACTACTGCTCTGTTAACAATACCTTTGTTTAACTTTGCCATTATAACCTCGCTTTATTTCAAAAAACTATTTTTTAGTATTTTTTACTATTTTACTATCTACTTGTTCTTCACTAAGTCCATCATATATTATTTTAAGAGCTTCTTCAAATGCTTGTAGTTTACCAGCTGTAGTAAAATATATTTGATAAGCTTGTCTTTCTTGTTGCTTAAGTTCTTCAATCTTTTCTTTCAAAGATTTAACACTATCGCTCATATTATCCCCTTTTTTAATTATAGCCTAGGTACAGACAGCACTCTTACTGCTGACCTTCTACTTCTAAATTTTTTAATTTTTGCTTCATACATTTTCCTAAAGTAATCTGCAAATTGAAAATCTTCGTCATTTTCATACAACCTTGCTTTAACATAGCAAACAACAGCATTATGTAATGCGCTATCTAATCCTAAATCACTTTGTAAATTATTGCCTGTTGCTGTAGCTTCTTCGTATTTTGAATGATATGTTATTCTAATCCCATTATCAACAAACAATGATGTAAAAGTCCCTGTTTCATTTGTATCTGAACTACTAGATGAACGTGTCATTGTAAAAGTATTTACATTTGATACAGTAACAGCTTGGCTAGCTAAATTATCATCATTAAAATTTGTTGTACCAGATATACTTACTCTATCTCCTGTAGTAAGACCATGGTCTGCACTGCACGTAAATGTTATTGTAGTACCTGAACAGTCTGCGTCACTTATTGTACCACTTAAATTACCAGCTCCTTGAAATGTATCGTATTTATCAGATGTACTATCATTTGTTGATGTAATATCTTGACATAATATTGCAAGTCTATTATCATCATTATAGTAAACAAAGTAGTCATTAGGGTATGTTCTTTTATTTGTTGCCATAATACATCCTTACGTTAATGAGTCATCTGCGCCACTAGAATCTGTAAATGTTTCAGAAGCTGAATTAGAATCTGTATCAGCTTTTAATATTTTATGTGGGTCAGCTAATTTAGGTACCATTACATATCTGCCATTTGAATCTAATACTTCAACTCTAAGTATATCAATCATATCATCAGACAATGTGTACCATCTTTGTTTTGTTTTTAAATCAGTTGTTACTTCTTTTGTATAATGTTGTTTTTTTTCTGATATATCAAGCAATGCATCATTAATTAATCTTAACATATAAGTATCAGAGGCTGCTCCTACAGATTCATTTACATCGTCAATAATATTTTGGACTGTTAAACTTTTTGCCATAATTATTTATTCCTATCTGCAATATCTTGCTCTATTGTTGTTTGATTAAATTCTACTTTTGTTTGACCGCTCCAAGTATTTCTCATATTAATATAATCTGATATATTTCCAGATGTACCAAATACATTACCACATACACATTCTTTTATAGTATCTTTAGGTACTTCGGTTCTTCTTGAGCATTTATGACAGTAGTATATTCTCATTTTTTATTTTTACTATGTGTAAATCCTTTTTTCTTTAATTCTAAATGTTTAGCATGCGTATTAGCTTTTACAGCTTTTCCATCTTTATACATAGAGTGAGGTTTAAATGTTTTACCACCTTCT